GCCACGCGCTCCGCTGTGCAGCCGCGCCGTTCGTCAGGTCGCGCAGCTCGATAACCAGCCCGTCGGGTAGCCCGTTCCGCCATAGCTCACGCAGGTGCGTGGCGGCGTGTCCCATTAGTCTAGTGTCCTGAAATTCTTGGCCTCGCGGCGTTTCAGCGTTTTAATGATCCGGCGGACCGCGTTGCGCTCCCGCTCCGGTAGCTGCCACCACTCGCGCAGCATCTGCATGCTGATACGCTGCAGGTCTTTACTGATCGGGTGCGTCGCTGGGATCGACAGGTCGGCCACCAGCTCGTTCACGGAGCAGTCAAACACCGACGCAATCGCAAGCAGCTGCTCGACGCCCATGGCGCGTTCGCCCGCTTCCCAGTGCCACCAGGTCCGGCCGCTGTAGTCACCCGCACGCGCCGCCGCTTCGCCAGCCGTCATGCCGCACGCGATGCGTTTCTCGCGAATACGGTTGCCGAGTTCGATCATGTTGGCGGTGCCGCACTTGTCGGCCCAGTGCCGCAGCGCCGGGCTGACCCGACGCGGCGACTCCAGTTTGCTGTTCGTCTTCCTTGGCACGGCGCGACCCTAGAACGGAATCTCGTCGTTCAGCGTGTCGCTCATACCGCCGCTAGGCTTTTGCGGTACGGAAACACCCGACGCCAGCATGGCTTCCGTGTTGGTCCCCATGGGCCTTGTGGCAGGCGCAGCTTCCGGCAACAGGAACGGCGCTTGCGTGTTCGGGTCGCACGGAATGCGGCCAACCAGCGGCTCTACGATCCCGGACAGGTCCGGCACGTCGGGGTTAAGTGCCGCCTCGCCGGTCGGGTCGACCAAGCCTTTGACCGTCAGGGTCGGCACTTTCACGTTGCCACCGGCACGCGTCTGGATCGTGCTGGGCTTGTCAAGCTCCCAGACCGGGGACCAGTCCGCTGCGCGGAACGTGCGGCCCATGAGCTGCTTGACGTTTTGCATGGCCTGCCGCAGCTGGATATTCGACGTCACAGTGCCGGTGCTTAGTGTCGCCTGGTGCCACTGCCCCGTGACGAACAACATGCCGTCGATTTGGAAGCCGTCCTGCCACGCGTCTGCACCGCTTGCCCGTTGCGGGTAGCTGGTCAGGTTCGTCGGTAGCCGCTGGCCGAGTCCAAGATAAGCGGCGTGTTCTTCCATTGGCTGTGGCTGGTCGTCGGACCAAGCGGTCTTCGTCTGCCGGAACGTCGGCAGCGCGGCGCAGAACAGGCTGCCCGTAATGTCCACTTCTTCGTCGCCGGTAAGCGGGCGGCAGTACCAACTGCCCTGCTTGAAGCGTACAAACGGCGGGCGTTCTGCCGGGCCGCTGTCGAGGAAGTCGAGCGAAAAGTCGTTAAGTGTTGCGAGTGCGTTTGTCATGTCGTGTCAGTCCTTGTTTTCCGTGACCGTGAGACGCGGGAACCCATTGCCCCTGCGCAGATACGGGCTTAAATCCAGCCCATCCGCTTCAGCGGCTTCGCGGTCGAAACTTTCCCGACCCTTCGTCACGCTGTAGCGAATTTTGTAGCCCGGCGTCTGCGCGACGCTGGTGCCGTGTTCTTCGAGAATGTTGCGGATACGGTCGCCCAGCGCTTCCTTGCTGCGCTTGGCTTCCGCTTCGGTTATCGCGGCCGTCACCCGGTCCCGCGCTAGGTCGTCTAGCTCGTCCAGTAGGTCCGCCGCCATGGCAGGCTTGTCCGGGTCCAGCGCTCCAATCGTCGCTGCCCGTTCGGCCGTGCATTCGTCACGCAGCGCGCAGTCGGAGCATTCCGCCCCGCCCGCTGCCAGCCCTTCGGCCGGTAGGTCGCGGTAGGTTCGCGCGGCATGGGTCAGCTGGGCGCGGCGCAGCAGTTCACGCGCTACGACCGGGTCGCGGGGTATCTCGAAAATCGTGATGTCGGCGTAGTCGCTGGCGTCCACGTAGATCAGCAGCGCGCGTTGCGGCTTGCTGTGGTCGAGCCGGTGGCACAACTCCATACCGAATTGGCACTGCGCGACGTGGGCGGGTTTCGGGTCGTTCAACACCACGCGGGGGTCGATGGACTTAATTTCGAGGTACACCACTTCGCCGGTGTCGCCGAGGCGCATGAACCCGTCCGGGGTGGCGCTAATCCGCAGCGCTTCATCGCGGAGGGTTTCTTGGCGGTCGCCTATAGCGGTGAACCAAATGTCCTGCTGCTGGATCACGCGGAACTCGCGTTCGATACGCGCGAACACCTTGCACAGCCATTCTTCCATGGTGTCGCCGCGTACCGTGAAGCCGTTGCCGGCCCATTCCGCCGCGTCGCGGGTCTGGCTGTATTTTAGCGCGCGCTGGCACCGGTACACGGTAGACGCGCTGACGTAGGCGTTGCGGTCGTGCTCCCAGGTCTTCGGTGTTGTCAGGTGCGCTAGGATTTGTTCCCTAAGCCAAGCTCCTGCCATGTCAGGCGCGGCCAGCTTCGACCCCAGTTCCGTAGACATTCCTGCGTCTCCTCTAGCGACCGCGCCATGGCCCAATAGCCACCGGCGGCTTGGATGATTTCGCCAACCACGCGCTGTTCGGGAGACAACCGACCCTTCGCGGCCTTTAGCTCAATGCAGAGCAAATCGCCGCCGTGCAGGATCGTGATATCGGGCCAGCCCTTGCGCAGCCCGTGCCGCTTAATCGTCTGTTGCGCCTTCCAGCCGCGACGGCCTTCGTTGACAACCGACGTCCAAATAAGCGGCTCTCCCAATTCGCGCTCAACGAAACGCAGCCAGTCGGCGACTTCGGTGTGAATATGGCTTTCTGACTGCGTCATGGGGGCGGTTCATAGCGCAGCTAAAATACAAATGCAATATGAGTATGCGGGTAACATTGACTTTCTGCACTTCACGCCGTACTGTCCCCGCACAACAACAGGGAGCGCCGCAATGAGACGCCACCTATTGCCAGCCGCCATCGCCATTGCAGGCGCTACGGCGATCAGCCAAGCCTACGACGCGCTGGCACAGCAACTCGCAACGCCGCCGGAGCACTGGCTGCCGGAACTACTGAGCGCGGGACCAGAATCAGCGTTTTGGCTCTACGTCGGTGGGTTGGCAGCGGGCGGCAACGCCACGTATTTCGCGGCAACCGGCGAACCGCTTTACTGCGGAGCGCACCACTTGGACGAGGTCGAACGCACGCGAAACGTGATCCTCGATTTCATCGTACACATCGAGCTGAACGAGTACGCGATCCTCGAAGCGGTCGTCCCGGCGGCCTTCGCGGTGGCGTATCCGTACGCAGGAGCGGTCGGGGGTGCGCTGTGACCCCCCGCATCGCCAACAGCACCGACCCGCTCGTAACCCGCCTGCGCAAGTACATCGACGCCAGCGACGCCGCACAGCAGCCCGTCGAAAACGTCTGCCCAGCTATCGAAGCGGAAATCGCAGGAGTTCTTGATTATGCGCGCGGCACTGATATACCCGCCCGCGAACTGCTGGTACTGGAACTGCACGCCCGGTCGCGCAGGCCGCTGGTAGCTGCAGCCATAAACGGGTTTCGCGACTTACCGGCTGGTTCTTAGTTAATTTGTTGACGTGTCACGCTGCCACGACTAAATATTGCATTGCGTAACCAAGAGAGCGGCAAAACGCTCCGTGAATCCGCAACATATTGGGAGACCTTTGCTATGGCATACGATCAGCAACGCGCTGCCGCCTTTGCGGCTCGCCTCAAGCGCATCATGCGTGACCGCGATCTCACGCAGCTGCAAATTCAACGCAGCACCGGACTGTCGCAACAGGCCATATCTGGCTGGGCGCGCGGCCTGCACCTACCACGCGGCCGCAGGCTGCAAACGCTCGCGGACTTCCTGCAGATGGACCCGCGCGAACTCTGCCCCGAATCCTTCGATGATACGGTGGTTTCTGTCGCGACCAGCAGCATCAATTTTCAGCCCGTAGACGGCCAGCCAGGGTGGTTCATCCTGCGCATCGGCGGCATGCCGGTGGACGACCAAATGCTGCATGAGGTTCTCGAAGCAAACAACCGCTTCAGCGAGCGCAAGAAGCGAGAGGACTTTGTCGATGTCAAACTATAAGACAGCCGACCGGCCCAGTGCCACGGCCGAGGCTTTCGACCTAAAACATTTGCCGGGTACTACCGACGACCTGCGGGTGGTCTGGTACGACCGCGACACCAACGGCGCGCTGGTACTGTACTACGACAGCGTCGGCAAGCACGCGACACGGCGGGCCGCCGAAGAACGCAAGCGCAAGCTCGTCGCCATACGGGACCAGCAGCGGCCACACGTTAAGCTCTGCCCCAACCGCGACCTCTATATGCTGCACGTCTATGTCGGCGACCCGCCAAAGCTGCTGCGGCGGTCTCTAGGCACCCGCGACCCGGACGAAGTACCGCGTCGAATGGAGCAGCGCCTTGCAGAGCTGGGCCTTGGCACGTCGGTCGCGCAGTACACGGTGCAGCAAATGCTGTCGGACTATTTTGACCAGAAGCTGGGAGCCGCGACCTATACGACCCGCGCCAGCTTCCGCAGCATTATCGGCAAACTGCGTGATGTACTTACCGACAACAAACAGTTGCAGCATGTAACCACCGCAGACTTAGACGCGTACCGGGAACACCGGCTGCAGACGATCAGCCACAACAGCTTTCGGCTTGACGCCGTTGTCTGGAACGCCGCTGTCCGGCACGCGATCAAAACCAAGCGCGTTAAGCAAGCCGCCGCGCCACCACTGCTTGAGGTCGCCAAGCCGGTCGTTCGTGACAAGCTGGTCCTGACCAAAGACGACTGGGCGACTGTGCTCGACTACGCGGAAGCATGGCGAACCGAGGGCGGCTATTACGGCGACCGCAGCCGCTTGTCGTCGCTGGAACTATACCTCTGGCTGGTCCGCTACACCGGCGCGCGTGTCGGCGCTCTAATGGAACTGACGTGGGACCGTGTGGACCTAGCGCTTGACGTCATCCACCTGCAGCCGAATGGCATACGCGAGACGTCAAAACGCCGCCCCAGCGTCCCCATCGCGCCGGATTTGCGACCGATACTCGAACGCGCTGCAACAGAACGCGAACCAACCGACGCTAACGTGCTGTGGCAGCGCGAGCATATCGGCAGCAAACTGCGTCGGCTGCGGGCCAAAATGGCCGACGACCCAGACCCACGGGTGCAGGACATGGCAGAGCGACTGCACAGCCACGCGTTCCGGCGGTCCTACATCACTTGGGCCGTTGCAGCGGGCCTGTCGCCGTATCTCATCGGGCAGGTCACGGGCCAGTCCACGCAGATTATCGAAACCGTCTATGCGGCGTACCGGCCCGACATGGGCCGCAGCATCGTGGACGCGGTGTAGTGGTGCATATGTTCCTCTAATGTTCTCGTGTAATGCTGTGTTTCTGCTTGTAACGTGCAATTAATACTGAAAAAAAATCTTGCTGCATGGTGCGCTATGTGGAACACAGCAACAGCCGTTAATTCGAGCGGCGCTAATTGGGAGTTAATTATAATGGAATCGCGTATCGACCGTTTCGACTTGACCCTAGAAACCGCAGCCAGTCAGGCAGGCTTTCACGTCCTAGACGAAGAATCCGGTTACTTTGAGGTCGAGTTTAGAGGAACGGTTGATCGGCCGACACTGTTGGCCTTCGTTACTGCGATGCGTACCTACGGCGAGCGCGAGTTACAGTTTGCCGTGTCCGACTCAGGACTTGTCGTCGCGCATAGTTAATTGGTCTGGTAACTTGTAATGAAGTTATTTCAGACACTTAGCTGCACACCATAACTTCAACGCGGCCTGTCATAGACAACCGTAGGCGAAGCCAAAGAGAAGGGCCGGGACGCTGCAACGCTCCGGCCCTTGTCGTTCCTAGTGCATCACTGTCGCATCTTGGTCTGTTTGGTACGTTGTGACCGTGATTTTGACCATTTCTGACCCGATGTAGGCGTTCATTTCGAGGTCCAGCCCCAGCAGCACGGCGTTTTCGACCATTTCGGCAATGGTGTTTCCGCGTATCAAGTCCGCTTCTGCGTCGTCGTCGTGTTCGGTTTCGGACACGGGGTACAGGTCATCGTCAGTCATCGCAAATAGCGTCCCAGGCGGCGTTATGGGCTACGATAGCCCGGAGCGTTTCGGTTGTGTCGTCTGTGCTGCCGGGGATCGGCTCGAACGCCACGCACGCCACAGACAGCGACGGCGGTGGCAGGTCACTTGCGGAGTCGGTCTTTGTTTCGCAGCTGCTCAATAAGATCGTCGCGACTAAGCAAGTCAGCAGACGCAGCGTCGTGTTTCGCGTCCAGGGCATGAGCAGCGGCCTCCAGGTCGGACTTGCGTTGCGCCTTTTCGGCGGCGCGGCGAC